TATTACTGCGGCTGGTATTACAAATAGTACACAACAAAATGCTATTAATAATCTTGTTATTAGTTTAAAAGGTTTTAATATTTGGGTTAAGATGAAGGCAGTGTATCCTTTTGTTGGAGGAACATCAACAACACATAAATTTAATCTTAAAAATCCTTTAGATACAAATGCAGCGTTTAGGCTGGTGTTTAATGGTGGTTGGACACATAGTAGTACAGGGGCGTTGCCAAATGGTATTAATGGATATGCAAATACTTTTTTAAATGGAACTGCATTTACAACAAATCATTTTTGTTTTTATTCAAGAACTTTAGCCGTAAATACACAAATTGAAATGGGTGTATTTCAATATCCGCCAAATAAATTATTGCAAATCAGACCAGCTGTTAATTATATTTTAGGAGATACAGTTTCTACGGTATCATTTACAACAACAACAGATGCAAGAGGTTTTTGGTTAGGTACACAAAGAGCAAATAATGATAGAGAAGGTTATAGAAATGGAGTAAGTCAAGCAACAAGTACTGTAAATGATGCGACTGGTTTTTCTATTTACCCTATTTATATTGGTGCAAGAAATTTTAATAATACAGGGATTGATTATCCAACTTCAAAACAATGCGCTTTTGCAAGTTTGGGTGACGGTCTTACAGATACCGAAGCTGCAAATTTTTACACAGCAGTACAAACATATCAAACAACTTTAAGCCGACAAGTATGACACAAGTAGGACTATTAACAGAAACAGAAAAAAATCAATTGGTGGGACAAACATATGACACTGATAGTTATTTTAATCCTATACAAGATATTGATGATAATTGGATTATATCTATTGAAGAAATGGAATATAATATAAATCCAGAATTTATGTGGGTAAAAGATTTACCATTAATAACATATAATCCAAAACCATCACCACCTTTACATTAAAATTTAATGCCACATCAAATATCAATATCAGCGGTTACCGGAACACCCCCATATTCAATCACAGTATGTGATGTGACACTAACATATTGTTATTTAGTCACAGGTTCAACAACCATTCCTCCAACATTTATATTTGATGTTCCACCACCATTAGATGTCGCCGATAGTGTTATTGTTAAGGTTACTGATAGTAATGGATGTCAAATATTTTATCCTTATAGTTGCCCCCCAACTCCAACACCAACACCATCATTTACACCTACTCCAACACCAACACCAACTGGGACTTGTAGATGTATTCAGATTACAAATACAGGAGTAACAATCGGTTCATTTTATTTTACACAATGTGATGGAACGGTTACAAGTGTGTTACCAATTAATACCGGAACAACATTATATTATTGTGGAACAAATCCAATTAATGTTTCAGATTGTGACATTTATATTGGTGATAATTGTATATCAAATAGTTGTATTGCAATTACTCCAACAATATCCACAACACCAACAATGACACCAACTCCGAGTAGTCCATAGTGATATTTATAATAAACATTATTTATGGAAAAAAAGATTTGTAGTAAATGTCACATTGAAAAGGATTTAGTTTATTTTGGTAAAAATAATAACCAATAAAGATGGTTTACAAAGTAGATGTAAAGAGTGTAGAAAAATAGAATCTAAAGAAGATAAAGAAAAGAATTATAATAGAATTAAAGAATATAGGTTAAAAAACAAAGAATTACTTTTAGAGAAAAATAAAGAATGGAGAAAAATTAATCCAAATTATGATAAGTTGTGGAAAGAAAAGAATAAGGAAAAAGTAAAAGAATCTAAGAAGAAAACTTATGAAAAACATAAGGATATTACTAATCTTAATAAAAAAGAATATAGAGAAAAAAATAGAGAACGACTTTTAGAATTAGGTAAAGAATATAGAGAAAAAAATAGAGAAGAAATAAATAGAAAAAGACGAGAGAAAAGAGAGTCAAATAAGGAATTAGTTAGAGAAAATGAAAGAAATAGATTTAAGGAGAATCCACATCTAAAATTGATGGCTAACTACAGATGTAGAGTTAAAAATTATTTAAGATATAACAAGTCGTCTGAAAATACACACACTATACACATAGTAGGCTTATCTGCCATTGAACTAAAAGAATATATTGAATCCAAATTTACTGATGGTATGACTTGGGAAAATTATGGTGTTCATGGTTGGCATATTGACCACATTATTCCACTATCATCAGCTAAAGACGAACAAGAGTTAATTAAACTTTGTCACCATTCTAATTTACAACCTTTGTGGCCTTTTGATAATATCAGTAAAGGTAGTAAAATAATTACTTGATAGTTTCCTTAATTTTAATTTTTCATATTTTTAATTAAAAAAATATGGATAAAATTTTCATACAGATTGCTAGTTACCGAGACCCCCAACTCAGTATAACAATTAAAGATTGTATAGATAATTCAAAATACCCAAATAATTTAATTTTTGGTATTTGTAACCAATATCATCCGAGTGATGAATTTAATATAAAGGAGTTTGAAAGTGATAAACGATTTAGAATAATTAATGTTCTATGTGATGAAAGTATGGGGGCTTGTTGGGCTAGAAATAAAATACAACAATTATATAACAATGAAGAATATACACTCCAACTAGATTCTCATATGAGATTTGAACAAGATTGGGATGAAACCTTAATTAATATGATTAAGGACTTACAATCTAAAGGATATCCCAAACCATTACTAACAGGATATGTTTCATCATTTGACCCAGACAATGACCCACAAGGTAGGGTTACTGAACCTTGGAGAATGACATTTGATAGATTTATACCTGAAGGTGCTGTTTTCTTTTTACCTGAAGTAATTCCAGGATGGAGAGAAATGACAAAACCAATAAAAGCCAGATTCTATTCTGCTCATTTCTGTTTTACATTAGGACAATTCAGTAAAGAAGTTCAACACGACCCCAATTATTATTTTCACGGGGAGGAAATTTCAGTTGGTGTAAGAGCGTATACTCACGGATATGATTTGTTTCATCCACATAAAGTTGTAATTTGGCATGAATATCAAAGAAAAAACAGAGTTAAACAATGGGATGATGATAAGGTATGGTTTAAGAAAAATGAAGCATCCCATCTAAGAAACAGAAAGTTATTTGGTATGGATGGTGAAGTATTTAATCCAAATGATTTTGGGATTTATGGTTTTGGAACTGAAAGGACATTGGAAGACTTTGAGAAATACGCTGGAATTAAATTTAATATAAGGGGAGTACAACAATATACCTTGGATAAGAAATATCCCCCCAATCTAAGTTATGATAATGATGAAGATTATGTCAAAAGTTTTTCAAGTATATTCAAACATTGTATTGATATTCATTTTAGTCAAGTACAAGAAAAGGATTATGATTTTTGGGTGGTGGCTTTCCACAATAAAAAAGATGAAACATTATTCAGACAAGACGCAGATGAGAATGAAGTTAATAGAATGTTAAATGATGAGGGGTATTGTAAGGTATGGAGAGAATTCCAAACCGTTGAGAAACCATCATATTGGGTTGTTTGGCCTCATTCAAAATCAAAGGGGTGGTGTGATAGAATAGTTGGTAATTTATAATCTTGTTCACGGAGCGTGAACATATAAAATTTGTGAACAAAAAATGAAAATATTATTCTTGACTTGTATATACGGAAATTTATATGGAAGTGAATTTGGTGGAAGACCTAGTAGATTTGAACAATATAAATTTAGTTTATTGTCGTTATTAAGAATGTCTGACGCTGATTTTGTTTGTTATACTAGTTTTGAGGAAAAAAAAGTATTGGAAGATTTTTTTTATAACCAAAATAAAATCCCTAAAAATAGATTGGAATTTGTTGTGTTTGATTTAAAAAGTACCAAACACTTTGATGTAATATCAAAATTTAAGGATGTCGAAAGTGTAATAAATGGTGATAGATGTTTTGAGATACAATATAATAAATTCTTTTGGTTTTTACAAAATAAGTTTGACTACGATTATTGTTTTTGGATTGATGCTGGAATAAGTCATACTGGTATATTGCCAGATAAACATTTAATTAACAATCATAGTTATCAAAGATATTTTAATTCTAATTTATTTGATAATAAATTTTTATCTAATTTAATAGATAAAAGTAAGGATAAATTATTTTTGATTGGTAAATCAAATATTGGTTCTAACTATTGGTCTAATACAATCCCAAGTAAGTTTTATAAAAATTACGATAGTTCATTACACATTATTGGTGGATTATTTGGAGGTAAACAAGAAAGGTTAAAAGAACTTGTAACTGAATTTGAAAGATTATTTTTAGTAGTAACAAACGCAGAACATAAATTATATTCAGAAGAACAATTTATGTCATTAATTTTTAGTGATAATAATAACTTGTTTAATTTACATTCTTTTGATGTTTGGTTACACGAAGATAATTTAACAAGCGATTATCCAATAAATTATTTAGAACTAAATAAAAGTTTCTATAAGATTTTAGAAGAAATAAAACAATAATGAGTAAAATTACATTAGTAACAGGACTTTGGGATATTGGGAGAGGAAACCTCAATGAAGGTTGGTCTCGTTCATATCAACACTATTTGGATAAGTTTTCCAGACTATTAGAGGTTGAGGAAAATATGATAATTTTTGGTGACCAAGAATTACAAGAATTTGTATTCAAAAAAAGAAATAAAACCAACACAAGATTTATTTTAAGAAATTTAGATTGGTTTAAGAATAATGAATACTTTGATAAAATACAAAACATTAGAACAAATCCAAATTGGTATAATCAAGTTGGTTGGTTAACAGATTCAACCCAAGCTAAACTTGAGTTATATAACCCCCTAGTTATGTCCAAAGTGTTTTTATTGCACGATGCAAAGATATATGACTCATTTGATTCAGAATATATGTTTTGGATTGATGCTGGTCTATGTAATACAATTCATCCAGGTTATTTCACCCACGATAAAGTATTAAATAAGTTACCAAAATATTTGGGTGATTTTAACTTTGTTTGTTTTCCCTACGAAGCATCAACTGAAATTCACGGATTCAATTACAATGAAATGAATCGTTTGACCAATTCAAAAATAGATAAGGTCGCAAGAGGTGGTTTCTTTGGCGGTAAAAAGGAAACAATAAGTGAAATTAATACATTATATTATCATCTTCTTGTTGATACATTATCCAAAGGATATATGGGAACTGAGGAAAGTATTTTTACCCTTATGACTTATCTGTATCCAAATATGATAACTTATTTTGATATTGAGGGAAATGGATTAATGGGTAAATTTTTTGAGGATTTAAAGAATGATAAGTTAGTACCAAAAAAAGAAACAAAAGAATTACCTAAAATAACAAATCAATCAATTGATAAGGTTGGGTTATATGTTATATCATTTAATTCCCCAAGTCAGTTTGAAACCTTGATTAAATCAATGCTGGAATACGATAAGGATTTTATTAACAAACCAAAAAAGTTCTTATTGGATAACTCAACTGATTTAACAACAACTCCAAGGTATAAAGAGTTATGTGACCAATACGGATTTGAACATATTAAGAAAGACAACTTGGGTATAATGGGTGGAAGGGTATTTGTTGCTGAACATTTTAACGATACTGATTTAAACTATTATTTTTGGTTTGAGGATGATATGTTTTTTTATCCAAAAAATGAAACTTGTAAAAATGGTTTTAATAGATATGTTAAAGGTTTATATAGAAAAAGTTTGGAAATCATTCAAAAAGAAAACTTTGATTTTTTAAAATTAAACTATACAGAATTCTTTGGTGACAATGGGACACAATGGTCATGGTATAATGTTCCTCAAGATTTCAGACAAAAACATTGGCCGAACAAAACAAAGTTACCAAAATTTGGTTACGATATAGACGCCCCAAGAACTGAGTTTAAATATATAAAATCACATAAAGGTATTCCTTATGTTAGTGGTGAGATTTATTTATGTAATTGGCCTATTGTATTGAGTAAGGAGGGTAATTACAAATGTTACTTGGAGACAAGGTGGCAAAAAGCATTTGAACAGACTTTAATGAGTTATTGTTACCAAGAAACAATAAAGGGTAATATTAAACCAGGTTTATTATTAATCACCCCCACCGAACATAACCGATATGAACATTACGATTCAAAATTAAGAAAAGAAAATTGATAACCTTGGAACTTTATTATGATGTTGGTGGTTATATTTATATAAGATTTGATGAAAAAATATTTAGTGAAAAAAATAATAAGTTTGGGAACTAAATAGGATATTTATAGGTTTATAATAGTGTTTTATGGTTGGTGACTTACCTTTGAAAGTTATGGGGTCGAAAAAACCTTGGTAGTCGAAAATGAAAGCTATGCTGAATACATCTGAAAGGATGGTGACTATTGCCTCTCCAGTACTAAGGCTGACTGGCGTGTCTTAATCGAGAAGTAGGGTTAAAAGGGATACTAAATGTATCCCTTTTATTTTTTTATAACGGTACATTTACTAAATTCTTGATTTTTTAACGGTTCTCCTTTCATATGTGTAATCATATTTATGATATAATGGTCTTTTATATAGGTATCCTTTTCTATTTTAATTAAATTGGTATATATTTTACCATTATTTATGGTGATTAATTTTAAACATAGAGTTCGTTTCCCCCAATCAAAATTTAATATTTTTTTAATTATATCATCTTTTAATATAAAAATTAAATCAACCCCCTCGTTTGTTGTTGGATCAACTATAGTTGGGTGATTTTTATAATCATCTTCCTTGGTTCTATCTAATCTTTCTAACCAATGGTCAGTAGGGTTAATTTCAAAAGTAATTGATGTTTGTTTGTCTCGGTGAGCTCTATCACCTGTTGTATAATTTGTTACATTATAATATCGTTCAATCAAATCAAATACCGCATCTTTTTTACTAGGATCAATAGATACTGTAGTTTTACCCTCAGATAGAATTAAATAACTATTAAGTTCACGTAATGATATTTCTTCCAAAAAAATTTTTGGATTATGAAATTCTTCAAACAATATTTTTTTAATAAGGTTTCTCATAATAATATAAATACTATTAAACTTAGTATTTATATATAAAAATCTAATGGAATTTTATATTAAGAAGAATGCGACACTTCCCCTCCTTAAGCTTCAAGTGGTTAAGAATGGTAGATTAGATTACAATAACTTTATGTCATTGATTGAACAATCGGCATTATTCTTTTCAATGGTTGATGCTGACACTGGTGTCCCAAAGATTGTCTCAAGACCTGCTGGGTTTGTTGAGAAAACAGATGTTGACCCAAATGCTGAACCAGAATATTATTTATATTATCAATTCCAAAATAGAGATACAAGTAGAGTTGGTAGATATGAAGGACAATTTATGTTAAGGAGTAATGATGGGGTTTTAATATTACCAATTAGAGAAAAGTTATATATAAATGTCCAAGAATCTTTTATTGCTGATGACTTGGAATATAATAGTTGTTATGTGTCTGATTTCCCTTGTTGTGTTAATGGACCTTATACCACAACAACTACTACCGAATGTTGTCCATGTACAAGTACAACAACGACAACTCCATAATAAAAAAATGTTAATTTAAAGTTTTTTTTGTAAATGTAAATACTTATATGTGATATACATAAAATAAAAAAAACTAAATATGCCATTAAAAGTAGATAGATTAATTGCGGGTTCAATAGATACTGATTCATTAAACATAAATGGTGGTTCATTGGGGTTACCCTATAAGGTTTATACCGCAAAATTAACACAAACCGGAACATCTAACCCAACCGCAGTTGTGTTAGACAATACATTGGGTGGAGAATTAGTTTGGACTAGACAATCAACTGGAACTTATAGGGGGACTCTAATTGGGGCTTTTTCTGATAGTTCTAAAATTTTATTTTCATATTTTTTTAATGGTTCTAAAGATATTGTTAGTGTTTCAATAACGAATGATGATATAATCACAATAGCAACTGGAGCTCCAACTGATGACGTATTAGATGACACTCCAATTGAGATTAGAGTATATTCTTAAATAAACATAAAATAAAAAAAATTAAATATGCCATTAAAAGTAGATAGATTAATTGCGGGTATTGTTGATGCTTTAAAATATGAGAAAAATGGACTCCCATTATCTTGTATTCCAATAACATTTAACGAATTAAATAATTTAATTAGTATAAGCGATTTAACTTGCGGTTCTTATTATTCAATTACCGATAATCAAACTTGTTACGATAGACCAGATTATGACAAATACAAAAATCCAATTGCGGTATCTAGTTCTTCATATGTAACAGGTGTAACTGAACCAATCATTGTTTTAGCAACATCAAGTAATACTTTAGCGGTTGACGCTTACCAACCAAGTTATCCGAATGATAAGATTAAGTATGATGTAACATACTCTACAACTGAATCAGGTAATCCTGCTTTTGGTAGAATTACTGAAAGAATTGACAAATTTGGTAATAGAACTGATTATGACCATAAAAATATTACTTTCAAAAGATACCGTTTAAGAAGTTATAATAAATTAAATCCGTATACTGGAACTGTGGAAATATTGGCTGATGGAATAGTAACAGGTTCAACAGGAACTACCTTTACTTCACTTAGTCCAGGACAAATTATAGCTATCAGAAATAGCTATGAAACATTTTACGAAATTGTTAGCATTTCAGGTGATACTTCAATGATTGTAAAAGGAGAAACTGTTACTGCAACAGGTAATGGTGGCTATGAATTTTTTAATGCAAATTCCCATAGTTATGATAGTTATTATCCAAATAATATTGATGGTCAAAGTGATTTTAATCTTTACAATACATTTGAAGCGATAGATGATGATGGTTGCATTAACACTTATATAGGAGACTATTCAAAATATTATTTAAATGAAGGTATCGGAGATTTCTTATTAGCAAATAATGTTCTCAAAGATGGCCGTTATGAAAATAATACTATTGGTGATAGTTCTTATAATAATACTTTTAATGATGACTGTACCGCTAATCAAATCGGTTATGCTTTTAGAAATAACATCACCGATGATGACTTTGATGATAATGTAATTGGAAATTTCTTTGAAAATAATATCATTACCACTGAATTTGAAGACAATCATATTGGTAACAGGTTTAGAGATAATGTAATTCTTTGCAGTGGTTTCTATGACAACCAAATTAGAAATGACTTTAATAATAATTGGTTAGATGGAGATTGGGGATTTTATTTTGAAAAAAATCAAATCGGTGATTATTTTAATGATAATGTAATTTACAAATCATTCAACGATAATGTTATTCTGAATGATTATATGGATAATAATACTTGGGACGAAGTTTATAAAAATAAAATAGGAAATGAATTTAATAACAATCAAATTTATAATTTATTTTCTGACAATCAAATTTTAGACGATTTTTTCAATAATACAATTGGTGATTCTTTAAATATTGGAAGTTATAGTTTTGACAGTAATATTATAGATAACAACTTTGATAATAATACTATTATAGGGTCTTGTTTTGACAACATAATTGGGGATAGTTTCGTTTCAAACAAAATAGGTAACGATTTTAGATACAATCAAATATTATACCCAGTGTCTTATACTGATTTTTTATCTGCAACACATGTATATGCTGATTATAATTGTAAAATTATAAAATCGGATGATTCTAATTTATACTTGGAATATTTGTCGGCAACAACACCTACATATGTTTCAATAACCGCTTAAATAATTTATTCAATATTAAGAGTTGGTGGTATTAATTTATCACCAACTTTTTATTGACTTAACCCCATCGTCATACTATATTTATAAGGATAAGGTAAATGTCATCTTGTATGACAGCTAATATACTAAACTTAAAAATATAAAAATGATAACACCAGAAGAAATCGAAAGTTTCCTCCACGGAAACGACCCCGAAGAACACATAGTCGCAATAGAATATGATTGGGCTTCAGAAAACATCTTTAAGATTAAAGAAATCCCCGGTAAAGGAAAAGAAATTAGAAAGGATACATTCACCCCATTTGCTTGGGTTGGTGACCTACACGGACTTAATTTCTACAAATCGTCCAAAGCAAATCAAAAAGAAGCAATGACCAAACACGGAATCCTAATTGAGAAATTGGAGACTGGTGGTAATGAAAGACTTGAGAAAGGTCTTAAGTATATGGTCAAATCTTTAAAGGGTTACAGAAGTTTAATGCAATTCTTTAAAGAAGGAGGAATTGACCCTTATGGCGAAAAAACCAAAGAATACTTCTTAATACCTTCCCCAGTTGAACAATATCTAATCCAAAAGGAAAAGAGGTTATTCAAAGGGTACGATGATTATAATGACATTACAAGATTGGTATTCGACTTAGAGACTACCTCTTTAGAACCTAAAGATGGTAGAATATTTATGATTGGAATTAAAACAAACAAAGGATTAGAGAAAGTAATTGAATGTGCAACTGAAGACCAAGAACGAGCAGGGCTTGTTGAGTTTTTCAGAATTATTGACGAAGTTAAACCATCAATCATTGGTGGATATAATTCATCCAACTTTGACTGGTATTGGATTATGGAAAGGTGTAAAACTTTACATCTTGACATTAAACGTATATGTAAGACCTTACATCCAGAATATAAATTTAAACAAACTAAGGGTATGTTGAAACTCGCAAATGAAGTAGAGGAATTTAAACAGATTGGAATATGGGGATATAATGTTATTGATATCCTACACTCAGTTAGAAGAGCTCAAGCAATCAATTCGAGTATTAAATCTGCAGGTCTTAAATACATTACTCAGTATATTAATGTTGAAGCTCCTGATCGTGTTTATATTGACCATAATAAAATTGGGTCAATGTACGCTAATAAAGAAGAGTATTGGTTGAATGTCCAAAATGGAAAATATAAGAAAGCTGATAATCCACAATTCAATAACCTAGATAAAAAACATCCTGGTGTTTATATTAAAACAACTGGGGACAATATTGTTGAGAGATATTTGGATGATGACTTGGAGGAAACCTTGAAGGTGGATGATGAATTCAATCAAGGTACATTTATGTTGGCCTCAATGATTCCAACAACTTATGAAAGAGTTTCCACCATTGGAACTGCAACATTATGGAAAATGTTGATGATGGCTTGGTCTTATAAACATAAACTTGCAATTCCCCAAAAAGAAAAGAAAACTGATTTTGTTGGTGGTTTATCAAGACTATTAAGAGTGGGTTATTCCAAGGATGTTTTAAAACTTGACTACTCATCTCTATATCCATCAATTCAATTGGTTCACGATGTATTCCCTGATTGTGATATTACAGGTGCGATGAAAGGTATGTTATCATATTTTAGAAGTGCTCGTATTATGTACAAGAACTTGGCGGCTGAATGGTATGATAAAGACAAGAAGAAATCATTATCATATGATAGAAAACAATTACCAATCAAGATATTCATCAACTCAATGTTTGGTGCTTTATCAGCCCCTCATGTGTTTGCATGGGGTGATATGTATATGGGTGAACAGATAACTTGTACTGGAAGACAATATCTTCGTCAGATGATTAAGTTTTTTATGGGAAAAGGTTATACCGCACTTGTAATGGATACGGATGGTGTGAATTTCTCACTACCTAAAGGTGGAGTGGATGATAGAGTTTATATTGGGAAAGGTCTTAATTGGAAGGTTAAAAAGGGTAAGGAGTATAAAGGATATGATGCTGATGTTGCGGAGTTTAACGATATTTTTATGAGAGGTGAAATGGCTCTAGATTGTGATGGAACTTGGAAATCATGTATTAATCTTGCTCGTAAGAATTACGCAACGATGGAACACAATGGAAAGGTAAAACTTACAGGTAACTCAATTAAATCAAAAAAACTTCCACTATACATTGAGGAATATTTGGATAAAGCAATTAGATTGTTATTGGAAGGTGAGGGTCAAAAGTTTGTTGAGTGGTATTATGAATACTTAACTAAAATCTATAACAAAGAAATACCATTGATGAAAGTGGCTCAAAGAGCTAAGGTTAAACTGAGTATCAAGGATTATATTGAGAGGTCAAAACAAACAACCAAATCAGGTGGGGCAATGTCGAGAATGGCTCATTTAGAATTAGCAATCAAACATAATCTAAAAATTAATTTGGGTGATGTAATTTATTATGTTAATAACGGAACAAAAGCAAGTCATGGGGATGTACAAAAAATTAATAAACCAAAAAAAGGTTGGACTCAACAAGATTTAGATAATTTTATGGAAGGTTATGGACAAATACCACTAGATTCTGTTGATTCTTATACACAACTTAATTGTTATATGTTAGACCCAAACGATTTAGAAAACAATCCCAACATGACAGGAGAATACAATGTAGCGAGAACAATCACAACATTTAATAATCGTATTGAACCTTTATTAGTTGTCTTCAAACAAGATGTGAGAGATACTCTTATTATTGATAATCCTGTGAAAAGACAATTCTATACACAACAACAATGTGAACTAATAAATGGAGTTCCATTTGAGGAAAAAGATCAAGACAGACTAAAGGAGGATGTATTGGATTTAGAACAAAAGGAAATTGAATACTGGAACAAAAGAGGAATTAATCCCAACTATATTTACGATTTAGCTGAAGAAGGATGGGAACAATTTAATAATGGTTAAAAAAAAACCCCACTCAAAAGGTGGGGTTAATTATTTAATTTAGTTTCATTCCATCTGAGGATATTATGTACCAACCCCCCATATAATATTCAAGTTCAACACAAGCTCCATTATCAATTTCAATTTCCTCATATTGCTCATCAATCAAAGAATTCTTTGGTAATATAATTGTCTTGGTTAAAACTTTTATTTTAACTGATTCGGTTGTTTCACCATCCAAAGTTATTTCACATTTATCAACATCTTTAATAATCAAAAGGTATTCACCATTTGTGGTATAGGTTGGGACATTTACAATCTTCTTTAATTTAGTTGGTTGAGTTTGTTGTCCGTATTTTAATGTTTTGGTTATTTCACCAATTTTTTTCTTTTGTTCCATTATATTACATATATTTGTCTTGGCATTGCTTGGAATTTTTTAACCTTATTTAGGTTTTCAGCAATCAACGCTTCTCTTTCCATTACCTTTTCTGGTCTAAGTCTTGATAATCTTCCTTCAGCCCCAGTTAATTCTTCAATCAATTTTGTTTTTTCATCTTTACCTTCTGTGGCTAAACTCTGATAATCCATTGTAAGCTCGCTGTCAGGAGTTTTAATGTTACCACTGAACTTACCCCTTACTTTTGATAATGTTTCCTTGGCGGACGCAAAGAACCACTTACGAACCCATATTTGAGCGGGGTTATTTAAATCAATCCAACTTAGTTTATCAAATGGGACATCGGAAGGTAATTTTATTATATCAGGATTCTTTTTTAAACAGTCATCTCTATCTGGACCGTCAACTTCATAATACCAATACCAAACCTTACCATTCATCAATGTTGCATTACCAAAGTCAAATTTACCCCCAGGTGTTTGCATTAAGTGAACAGCTTTTTTGCCTTCAGGTAGTGCGGTAACACGATAAGTCATTTCCCCACCAATAATTCTTCTTTGGATATTAATTTCCTGCATTCTTAATAACATATCAAATACTGGCATCATAAAATATGAACCACTATTACCCATTTGAGTAAAACCACCAGGACCACCCAATCCAACACCACCCATAGCACCAAACGAAAATGGGTCAAATAATAAATTATTAAGAGTTGCTGGAGTAAACCATAGAAGTTCGTTTAACTCACGACCTGCTGGTATTTCATATATCTGTTGGTGGGGTATAAGTTGTATATAATCTTTCTTTAATACACTGTCACCACCAGCTTGTAATCCAACAATTTTAGAATAGGCATAAGAATATCTATTCTCAAAGTCAAAACCTTTTGTTATGAAGGCTTTTGATAATGATTGGGTATCCAAGTTCAATCCATATAAGGAAGACCATTGAGATTCAATTAACCAATCTTGTATGTATTGTGAATAATCCTCAATTGCCAATTGTAATAAGGAATCTAGTTGTTCATCTTCCAGCTCAATACTTCTTAGTGGAGCACCCAATGAGTGTCTTAATTTTGTGTAGAGCTGTGTTCTTTCTGGTTCGGGTATTATTGACATAGTTTTTTATTTATAAATATCAAATTATTGTGTTAATAATTTCAACAATTGAATTTTACATTGTTTAATACCTTCACTTAATTCTTCTGAAATTCCCAAATCTTTTAGTTTATCTTGAAAGAATTGTATTCTATCTTGGTAATACTTAACTAATTTTTCTTTGTCTCTTCGTAATAATTTTTTTTCTGAACTTAATGTTGTTCCTTTCTTTAATTCAAATAATATATTTGTTTTTAATGGTTCTTCATAATAATTGATTATAAATTTAAGACCACCGTAATTGGTACTACTTGTTGTTATTATTTTATTATAATCATTTCTGAACATAACATATTCATCTGTTGATGTATTAACATATATTATAATATCAACATAATCCATTTTATATTTATTATGTTGGTTATATGATTTAACCCCATAATAAAACCCTCTATCATCGTCTTCAAAATAACCAATATCGTCTGGCTTGAATGGTTTTACTTGGAAGTAAATTGGTTCATTGTTTTCTAGTTCTAAAACAATATCTTGACCATAAAGTGTATCATTGATTGCTCCACCACAATAGTTATATAACTTATAGTCAATATTTTCTTTTTTCTTATCTAAATCATATATTTTCTCAATAATATTTTTGGCAAAAGATTCATTTTTAATACCTTTATCAAAATAATCTTTAGCAATATCAACTAGTTCTTCTGTGTAAATTCCATCATTTGAGAACAAGTCATATACGTTTTCTAAAATCCAATCCTCAAGATTTAAATTACGTTTTGTTTTCTTTTTTTCTCTTTTATATATGTTAATAATTGCACTATGAATATTTGTATTGGCATCCCAACGATTAATTAATGACCAATTACCACTTCCACCATATTCTTCTTCTGTGTAATAACCTCCAATAATCCCAATGTTTGTTTCGCAATTTGGTTCATTAATTTTACCAATACAACCATTACCTGACTTATCATCATCACAACTTGGGTATTGATTAAACATTAAATCCCTCATTCTTTTTTTGGAGAATGGGAAATTACTACCCTCAAGTAATAGTCTGTTTTTACGTGTTGATTCAGTTAATTTTTTTAAGAAAACATTGCCATCTTTTTTCATTATCTCATCTTCTTTGAATGTATATGAATATTTGAAATTAGAATCGTTTTCAATTGGGGTTGGGGTTGCGTTATTATTGAATAATATATAATTGTTACGATTATATATGAAAACAAATATTTGAATATTCTTAACTTCATATTTGTTTTTACTTTTGAATACATATATTGGTTGTCCATTCTCATCACCTTTAAATAAATCATGTGTTGGTTTAACCTGAACGAACTTATCAACATTGTCTTCATTCCATATCATATCTTGACCTTTAAATTTATCACGAAGGTCTCCATCACAAAATCTTGTTATTTTTGATTGACTATATAAGGAATTTAAAATATCTACCGCAGTATTTTCTCTAGTAATACCAAGGTCTAATGATCCTTTTTTTGTTTCAGGATTAGAAATTAATGGTAATAATTGTTGGACTAATTTTCTGTCTTCAGCAAATAAAGCATTTTTCATTTTATTCATCCAAGACTTAAACGAACTTTTTTCACTATTTAGAAATCCATAAAACTCTAAAATCTTTTTACTAATATCTTTATGACCGTCAAACCAATTCAAAACTGACCATTCACCTAAACCACCCCTTTGACTCATCGCATATTTACCACCAATAACACCATAACCAGTTTTGCAAGTATCTGATTCTATTTTACCATAACAGGCATTTGGTATACGTTTATTTAAGTCATAATCTTTTATTATTTTAGGACTACATTCTGGATATACTTTTTTTAATAATTCTTGGGTTAATTTGGGATTAATTCTTCCATTAACGATGTATTCACTTTCAGGTAATCCGTCATTACTAGTTTCTTCTTTAATAATCCTAATTGATTCCATTAATTTAGATTTTTGTTTTTTCAAATACAAGTCATTTACAAAGTCCCAATTAACTACATGCCAAAAGTTTTTAATATATTCATCTCTTTTGTTTTGATACTTTAGATAATACGCATGTTCCCATAAGTCCAAACCTAATATTGGAAACCCACCTCCCTCAATAACATTCATTAATGGATTGTCTTGATTTGGTGTTGACATAATTTTTAACCTACCATTTTTTGTTAGAACCAACCAACACCATCCAGATCCGAATCTATCTTTAGATTCTTCGTTGAATTTATTTTTAAATTCATTTATTGATCCAAAATCTTTTATAATTCTTGATTTTAATTCTGATGGGATTTCTTTTTTTTGGGGTGATAACATTTTCCAAAATAAAACATGGTTAAATGCCCCACCCGCATTGTTTCTGACAGTTTTCGGGAATTTACTAATTGATTTAATAATATCTTCTAATTCTAAATCACCGTAATTTTTTTTAGATAACACGTCGTTTAGTTTCTTTACATATGTTTTATAATGTCCGTTATAATGAACATCCATAGTTTTACCATCAATAAATCTTTTAAGTGAGGATTTCGAATAAGGTAATTTCTCAATCCCAATCTTTTTCATTTCCAATAATAGAAACTCACCAGCATTGATTTTTTCTGTTAATAAATTGATTTTGTTTTCAAGTATCATCATAAGATATAAATATCCTATAAATATCAATGTGATACGTTAATCTTATTCATTATCTGTTCTATAAATTCAGCCTTATCAATATTATCGCCCATAACAGTATCAATGATATTCTTTTTATTAATTAACATATCATATATAACACCCTCAATAGTATTATCAAAGATTGGGTAATAAACTGAAACACAATTTTTCTGCCCATATCTATAAGCTCTATCTTCAGCCTGTTGGTGATGTGCGGGAACAAACGATAAGTCATTGAATATAACTGCTTCTCCTGCGGTTAATGTAATACCAACTCCTGCTGCTTGAATATTACCAACGAATACAGATATCTTTTCATTATCTTGGAATTGATCAACAGCGTATTGTCTTTGAGCCTTTGAACAAGTCCCATCCAAATAAACTGATTTCTTCCCAAAGTGGGTGTGGATTTGTTGTAGGGTATCAGTAAAGTTTGTGAATACAATAACCTTCTTGCCTTGTTCCAATACATTCTCAATAAATTCAATTGTATCAGGTACTTTTCCTTCGGCAATTGCTTGTCTAACCTTCATCAACTTATTAAATTGAACGGTTAATGATTTTGATTCGTTAGGGTTTTTATTATACCACTCATAATATTCCCCCATCAATTCTTCATATTTCTTTGATTTTAATCTCAAATAGATTGGGGTTATAATCTTCTCAGGTAAATCCAAAACATCTTCTTTTAATCTTCTTAACACTTGTCTTGATGTCCTATCTCTTAATTCTTCCAAGTTAGATGCTCCGTTGACATTCCACACCTTTCTATTTCCCGCCTTGAATTGATATCCTTGACAATACCGAATAACATAAGCCATCCAATTTTGAGCTACAGGACTTTCAATTAAGTTTAATAAGTTATAATAATTGATTGGTCTGTTTGTCATTGGAGTTCCTGTTAACAACCAAAGGTATTCTGAACTCTTAACAAAACTATTAATCAATTTCGTTCTCAATGATTGGGGATTTGCAACATAATGTGCCTCGTCCATTATAATCAAATCAAAATTACCTTTTGTAATTGGGGAGTTCTCCTTATCTTTTAAATCATAGAAATTTTTAACAATATCATAATTTATGATAACAATATCGTGCTCGGTGGAGAAATTCTTTCCCTCACAAATATAAACACTTCTATCGGAATAATTTCTAATTTCCCTCTCCCAATTTAACTTTAATGAAGCGGGACATATTATTAAGATTTTCTTAACATTTGTTTCTAGTGAGGCTATGATTGCCGCAGTTGTTTTTCCCAGGCCCATATCGTCTGCTAATATGAATTTTTTACTACCAACCAATTTCTCAATGGCGACCTTTTGATGTTCCAAGGGCGTCCTATGACTATACTTTGAATAATCAATTTTAACTTCAGTTGTGTTATGTGTTTTCAATAACGCGGCTTTAGGTAACCACATATCTGATAACGTATCACCAGTGTTAAACTTACCCCAAATGTGATAAGATTTTTCTTTATCAACCAATAATTTTTCAACCCAAACGTCTGTGGGGATGTTCAACATATTTTTTTCATCAGCAATCTTCTTTGCGAAATAAGGTTCTATGTTCACCCATTTCTTGGCAACCTTTGGTTCAACTGAATTATAATTTACGATATATTCTGATTGGGATCTGGTGGGATAGAATTTCTTATTGGTTTCTTTTAGATTTTTTAGTTTGAGGATATAATTGTTCCCACCCAAATAATTATCTAAAATATATAGAGCTTTTGTTTCAATAAGAGTTGATGTTTTTCCTGTTAAAGTCAAAATAAAGATTTTAACATAAAAATAGTTGAAAGTTTAATATTTATCAATATGATAAACAAAATGCCTATAACAAGGGTTGGTAAGTTTTTTGGAGCTGAAGACTATAACTTGGACTTATCTATTGGGGAAGAATGGTTGTATGGTGATATGAATTTCACCGTTGTATTGTATCGTGTAGATAGAATGAAAACCAAGACTGACGATGTATATGGTGAAACATTAAAAGATGGAATTAAATTTTTACCCCCAATTGAATTAAAGGGTTATGTTCAGATTATGGCACCAGAGAATAAACAGATTGCTGGAAATAAGATAAATCAATTTGAACCAGGTAATATGAAATTCTCAACATACCAAAAACAATTGGATGAGTTGGGAGTTGATATTGAATTTGGGGATTACTTGGGTTATTACGAAACTGAGGATAGAATCAGATACTATATTGTTAATAATGATGGTAGGGTTGTATCTGACAACAAACATAACTATGCGGGGTATAAACCTTATTATAGAACTATTATAGCATCAGCTGTAGTAGATAATGAATTTAGAGGATTATAATTATGCCATTACCTAAAAAGATTAAAAAGAATTTACCATTAACTGAATCCAAAATTTTATTGGCTAGAAGGCAAGAGTTGTTGGATAAAATCAATAAGGACGGAACATATCTACCCAAATCATTACTACATGCTGATTTGGATGGTGGGTTTTTGGATTTTGTTAAGAATGAGCTAAGATTATCTGTTGATGGTAAGGTAGTACCAAATGTTGATATATTAATGACCACTCAGAATTGGGCACAATTTACACAGACTTGGGATTTCCAAAATATAGATAAAAACGCAGAACCCCCATTTATAACAGTTGTTAGAACTCCTGAAGTTAAATATGGAACTAATCCAGCTACACTATATACAATACCAAATAGGAGACAATTTTTTTATGCTCAAGTTCCAACTTGGGATGGGAATAGAGTAGGTATGGATATATATACAATACCCCAACCAGTACCAATTGATATAACCTATCAAGTAAAAATAATTTGTAATAGAATGAGGGAGTTAAACTCATTCAATAAAATTGTAATTGAGAAGTTTTCGTCAAGACAAGCATATCAAGTTATTAAAGGACATTACATTCCAATTATAATGGGAGGGATTACTGATGAATCCGTGATGGATATGGAGAAAAGAAAATATTATATCCAAAGTTATGAATTCACAATGTTGGGATTTTTGATTGATGAAAATGAATTTGAGGTTAGCCCAGCAATTACAAGAGCGCTTCAAGTTTTTGAAACTGATACAAGGAGTGTGAGTAGGGGTAAAAGAAAAGATATTCCAAATGATACAACTGAAATAAATTCTGTATTTAAAGTTGGTGTAACATCATTATCAGAACGATTTAATTATATTACGGATTTGACTATTGAACAAACAACCAATATTGATTCATATGATGTGTTTATCAATAATGATTATTATGGTTCTGATGTTAATTTAATCCAATTAAATAGTGGGGATGTAATAAGAATTGATATTGTTAAGGTTGATACTTTGAGTGATAGTACAATAAGGATAATTAGTAAATTAATTTAATTATCCCCATAGATATCTTTTTTTTCTTTACATTTTTCAACAATCAATTTTTCTAAAAAACGATACATCTTGATACCATTTTTATCACAATAACTTTTGAGTACATTATGAACCTCAATAGATATTTTTAAATTTTTGATTTTCTTCTCCTTATCATCCATAGCAGAAAAAAGGTAGAATTAATTCTACTCAATTTATATATACATATCTATATGTCAAGTATTTTACATTTTTCTTTAATATTTATGTAATAAATAAATAAATTACTAAACACTAAAAAAAAATGTCTAATTCTAAAGTTTTCGTATCACCAGGTGTTTATACTTCCGAAGTTGACTTAAGTTTTGTATCACAGAGTGTGGGTGTTACAACATTAGGTATTGTCGGTGAAACTCTTAAAGGTCCCGCTTTTGAACCTATATTCATTAGAAACTTTGACGAGTTCACAGCCTACTTTGGTGGTACTTCACCAGAAAAATTCATCAACACACAAATACCAAAATATGAGGCGGCTTATATTGCCAAGGCGTATTTGCAACAATCTAATCAATTATTTGTAACAAGAATATTGGGATTATCAGGTTATGATGCGGGACCATCTTGGTCTATATCAACAATTGCAAATGTTGACCAATCAACCGTTGATTTCTTATGTTTGGGTTCAACAATACCATCAGGTACTTGTGAACCAGTTTGTACTGGGTACTCAATCTATGATTATTCAATTGACTTTACTGGTTGTACTAACAATGTGGAAACAATTGCCTTTACATCAAGTATTGAACCATTAATTCTAAGTAAAATTGATTTACCTTTTGAACAGTTCAACGGTTCAATTAGTACCTTGAGGGATAATATGTATCAACAAATATTGGATGTATTAATTACCCCAAGTTTGGATGACAATTCAATTTACTACTATGGACCAATTTCGGGTTCAGATTACACAGCCTTAGTTTCAACAGGATATACTGCCGCAACTAATGTGTTTAAAGTAGATAATGTTGATGCTAGTCTTATTAATTACAACGCCCCAGCTAATGACCCTTGGTATTATGCTTTGTTTGACCATACTGGTATTAATTCAATGTATACTGGGTTTTCGTATTATTCTATTGTATCTGGATTGACGGTGTTGCCGACAACAATAACTTCAACGATGCCACCGCCACCGCCACCACCATCACCAACACCAATTAATCCTTGTGTGACACCATTACCAACACCAACACCAACGACTACTCCAACACCTGTTGTTGTAACTTGTTATTCGGGTATTGTCACTGGAACTATATATGTGTTCTCAGGTATGGCGTATACTAATTACGATGATTTGGTTATCGCCACATTACGTTCAAGGGGTATTGCTACTTATGGTAGTAATAGTACAGGTCCAGCTTATCAAGTAACGGGTTTGACTGATGTGTCATTGAATTGTATTGGAACATATTCTGCGGTAACTAAAAACCCATATTCAACTTTTGGGGTAAATGTAACAGATAAGGACGGAGATACTTTCTTCTTTGAAACTTCATTCTCAAATTCAAATGTTAATTATATTGGTAAGGTATTTGGTTACTCTAACTTTGCAAAACCTAGAACTGTTGTACCATTATTTTTGGAAGAAAGATTCCAAAGTTTATTAAATTACGCTTACAGAAAAGGTTATATCAGAGGTTTGAATTGTAATTTGACTTCTTTAGATTCAGCAATTTCTCAAGTATCAACATCAATTGGATGGTATTTGGAACAATATCAATCACCGGAATCACCTTGGGTTGTTTCTGAATTAAGAGGTAATAAAGTATTCAATCTATTTAAGTTTATTACAATAGCTGATGGTGATGCCGCTAATACGGAAGTAAAAATATCAATTGGTAATATGTCGTTCAATAATGGAACATTTGATGTATTTGTACGTGATTTCTTTGATACTGATGCTAATCCTGTGGTAATTGAGAAATTCACCAATTGTACGATGAACCCCAATGAAAATAGTTTTATTGCTAAAAAGATTGGTACTAGTAATGGTGAGTTCCAAATGAATTCAAAATATGTGATGTTGGAGATGAATGAAGATGCCCCAACTGATGCCTTACCTTGTGGATTTGAAGGTTATATGTTTAGGGAGTATGCTGGCGTTAAATCTCCATTCCCAATTTATAAAACAAAATATGATTTCCCTGGTGAAGTTATATACAATCCACCA